AAGCATGACCGATGTCAACGAGGTTGATGGCGATGGAGAGCCTATTCTTGATGATAACGGCAATCAGTCTGTTAAATTAGGGGTAAAGTCTGAGCTAAAGGCAGAAGTTAAAAAGCAGCAGGGTTCTCTGCTTGCACAGACCGATTGGGTGGTGACGCGCAAGTCTGAAAAGACTACCGCCATTCCTAGCAACATCCAGACTTGGCGCGATGCAATCCGCGCTAAAGCCACCGCGATGGAAGATGCCATTGACGGCGCTGCAAACACGGATGCCGTAGCTGCGCTGTTCCTAGCGTGGGACGCGGACGGCAATAAGTCTGGTATTCTTTATGATTGGCCTGTGTTGGGAAGCTAGCAAATGCCTCTGTCTAAAATACAGTTTAGACCTGGAGTAAACCGCGAGACTACGTCCTACGGTGACGAGAACGGCTGGTTTAATTCTGACTTGATACGGTTTCGTAAGGGTCGTCCTGAGAAGATGGGCGGCTGGGAGCGTCTGAGCAGCAACACCATAGACGGCACGGGTCGTTCCCTGCACGTCTGGGCGGCGCTCGACGGATCTAAATTCATGGGCCTTGGCACGGAAACCAAGTTCTACATTGAAGAGGGTGGTGGTTACAACGACGTTACCCCGATACGGTCTACGGCTACGCTTGGGTCCAACCCATTGAAAACAGGTGCCGCAAGTTCCGCTGTAGTCACTGTAACCGCAATAGCGCATGGAGCAGCGACAGGTGACTTCGTTACTTTTAGCGGTGCGACCACCACGGATGGCATAAGTGCCACGCAGTTAAACAAAGAACATCAAGTCACTGTCGTTGATTCTAACAGCTACCAGATCACCACGGCTGGAACAGCTTCTTCCGGAAGTACGGCAGGAGGCGGTTCTTCGGTTATTGCTACCTACCAAATCAATACGGGTCTTAACACGGTTGTTAGTGGCACAGGTTTTGGCGCGGGTCTCTGGAGCGGTTTGTCTACGGGTTACGCCCAGACCACGCTTAATGACGCTGGTGGTATAGACGCTAGCGTTACTTCATTTACGCTTACAAGTGCAGCTTCTTTTGAAACTGCTGCAACCACTACCAGCGCAAACTTAACGGTCCTAAGTTCTTCAATACCGGTTGCGGACTCCAGCGGGTTTCCAAGCAAGGGTACGATACTAATTGGTAGCGAGAAGATACGATACGGCACCAATGTAGGAAACGTATTTGGGGACGTTACCCGCGCCGACGACGGCACCACTGCGGCAACGTCATCAAGCGGAGATTCAGTGACCTTCGTTGGGCTGATGCTAATCGACAGCGAGTTGATCCAATACACAGGAAAGTCTACCAATACGATTAACGCAGGCGTTGTTCGCGGTGTTCGAGGCACTACGGCAGCGGCACACGATGACGGCGTAAATGTTAAGGAAGCGAACGACTTTGTAGGATGGGGCGAGTCTTCCAGTACTGCTGCTAACGCGGGCCTTAACATTCGCCTGTATAGCCAAGACAATTGGGGAGAAGACCTTCTCCTAAACGTTTATGACGGAACTCCGTACTACTGGGACAAAACACTGGGCCTTGGTTCACGGGCCACGGACCTTGCTTCTCAATCAGGTGCTTCAGATGCACCGACAATAACACGCCGGATTATGGTTTCCGGCGCGGACAGGCATGTTGTCTGCTTTGGCTGCAACCCTTTAGGTGAAACTGACCAAGACTTGTTAATGGTTCGCTGGTCCGACCAAGAGGATCCCTTTGATTGGACGCCTACCGCAACGAATACGGCAGGTTCTCAGCGTATATCTTCTGGTTCGGAAATTATATCGGCGCAGAAGACTCGTCAGGAAATGTTGATTTGGACGGATACGTCGCTACACGCCATGCGGTTTACGGGGCCTCCGTTTACGTTTGGCTTTAGTATGCTGGCAAACAACGTGTCTATTATTGGCCCCAACGCTGTAACCACGGTGGGCGACAAAGTCTTTTGGATGGACCGGGAGAACTTCTACGTTTACACGGGCCGCGTTCAGACTATTCCCTGCACTCTTCTGCGCTATGTGTTTGACGACATTAACCTGGAGCAGAATTTTAAGTGCTTTGCAGCCTCTAACAAGATGTTTGACGAGGTCTTCTGGTTCTATCCAAGTGCCGATTCGACGGAGATAGACAGATACGTCAAGTTTAACTTTACGGAAAACACTTGGGATCTGGGTACGTTGTCGAGGACAGCTTGGGTTGACTACGGCATACACAACAATCCAAGGGCCTCGGGTATCGCCAGCGGCACAAACTTTGTCTATGTCCACGAGACCGGCGACGATAACGATGGATTACCCATGACTTCGTTTATCGAGTCTGCCGACTTTGATATAGGTGACGGCGAACAGTTTATGTTTGTAAGCCGCTTGATTCCAGACATCGACATTACCAGCAGCGATGCAGAAGCATCCGTAAACTACATACTCAAGACCCGAAACTATCCCGGCGACAGCTTGACCACCAATTCTACTAACGCGGTAACTGCAACCACGCAACAGGCTTTCCTCCGAAGTCGGTCACGGCAGGTCGCGCTCCGAGTTGAAAGTTCCACAACGGATATAACGTGGACGATGGGTGATCTGCGCCTTGATGTACGCCCAGACGGGAGGCGTTAATGGCAAGTCTGCTGGATCACAGTATGCCGATGGCTCCTGATGAGTATGATGCGGACACGTTCGTCCGAATTTTGCGTGACCTAGAAATGGCCCTTACCAAGATAGACTTTCCGGCTGTGGTCAGCGGGGAAGATGACACCAACGGTTTGAACTGGTTTATGGACTGATGGCTTCCGCATACAAAAATATAGTGACGACCATCGGAGCTACGGGGGATGTGGTCGTCTATACGTGTCCTGCGGCTACTCAAGCTCTTGTAAAGAACATAAATTTATACAATAGCCATACTGGTTCCATAGTGGTACTGTGCAAGATAACCGATAGCTCCGCTTCGGCAACGGTAATTTTGCAGAAGATTACCTTGGCTACTTTAGCCTCTACTTCTGCTACCGCAGACGTGTCATTTACTGGGCCTTTTGTCTTAGAGACAGGCGACACGCTTATATTTAACTGCGCTACCGCGTCAAAGATTCAGGTCTTTGCAAATGTTCTGGAGCTATCGTGATGATAAACCCCTCTCCTAAATACTCCGGCGAACCTTCCGCCCAAGCTTTGGCAAGTGGTTTGGCCACTCTTGGTCGTTACGGCGACAACTACATGGTTCACGCCGCAGAAGGGGAAACGATGATCCCCAAAGAGGTTTTTGACGAAAACCCCGGCCTGAAACAAGACCTATTCCGCCAGATGACGATGATGGGTATTGAAGACCCTAATCGTTACGTAGTGGGCAACGCACTCAACTCTATAAACCCGATTACAGGACAGCCCGAGTTCTTCTTTAAGAAAATCTTCCGGGCCATCAAAAAGGTTGTTAAGAAAATCGCGCCGATTGCTGCGCCTATTATCGGCAACATGATCGCGCCGGGTATCGGTGGCCTTATTGCATCCGGACTCGTTACGAAAATGCAAGGCGGATCATGGGGCGATGCGCTGAAGTCGGCTGCTCTTAGTTACGCTGGTAGCGCCCTTAGTTCGGGCATAGGCAGCGCCCTGCAAGGGACAGGTGTTGGCACTGCCTTTGGTTTAGGGGCGGCAGAAACCGGCTCAACGTTTGGTGGAAGGTTTGCGACAGGCCTTGGCAAAGGTCTTACCGCACCCTTTAGCGCAGCCAGCAATCTGTTCTCTTCCGGAGCCCAGAACCCTCTTGCTCAAGGCATCTTTGGTCCTCGAGGCACTGGCACGTTCTTTAGTGAGTCCGTCGATCCTGCGGGTAGGTTTGCTCAAGGCGACGTTGGTATGTTCCCCAGCTATAAGTCTGGGGAGGCACTAGCTGGAAGCGGAATTGATCCGGTTACGGGTCGATATGATTATCTCAAAGATCCAAGCGCAAGCGGCTTTGATCCGATGCGTGCTGGAGATACCCAAGGCTTCCGGAAAGTTAGTTCCGCAACCGGATCTGATTTAGCAAGGGCTGCGAAGCCTGTAACCAGTGGCCCAATGAGCGATGCAGGTGGAGGATTCCGATACGAACAATATAGGCTGCCTAGCGGTCAGACGGTAAGCCAAGTAGAACTTGCACAGTTGCAGGCTGGTAAAGGTATTCAAAGATTAGGCATTGCTCCGGACACCGTACCAACCGCGCCGGCTACTGGCGGCACACCTCGGACGGGTGGCGTTACGTCCGGAACAGTTGACGGACGAGGATATATAATGGGGCCGAGTGGAACTCCTGTTCTTACTGGTCAAGGCGCTGCGGCACCTCAAAAGTTCCTTGGTTATGACTTCCCCGGCAGTGAAACGCTTGCAAAAGTTGCTGGTCAAGCAGCAGTGCCTGCTGCCTTGGCCGGTGCTGCATACTTCATGACTCCGGAAGTTGAATCGGAAGCAGAACTAATGGCGCGGCTAGATGCGAACAACCCGCGCAGAGTTGCTTACGACGAGTGGCAATCGATTCAGGACAAGAACTCGCCGGAGGCTCTGTCTAAATTTGAACAGTGGTACGGCCAGCCGGCTTACACGGCCTCGCAACTTGCAAGCAACTTTGGCGCTAATCCATTAAGGGGAATAACGAATACATCTTCTGCTGCGACCGGACTTGGCATAGCAGCCGCTGGCGGCGGAGAAATAGTGGGACCAGGCACAGGAACCTCTGACAGTATTCCGGCGAGGCTCTCCGATGGTGAATTTGTCATGACAGCACAGGCGGTTCGTAACGCAGGTAATGGCGACAGGGATGTTGGAGCGGCAAGGATGTACGATATGATGAACCGTTTTGAGCGGGGAATGGCATAATGGTTACCACAACAGAACAAATCGTCCGCCAAGCTCCGTTTCTTGAAGATTTCCAGAAAAGAATACTTGAGGCGGGTTTTGCGAGAGGCGAAACGCCTGTAAGCATCCCTGATATTCAGGTTGCTGGTTTAGATCCCCTTACACAACAGGCCTCTACCATTGGTCAGGGTATTGGTCAGTTCATGCCGTACCTTACGACAGGTGCGGAAACCATTGGCACGGGCTTGTCTACGCTGCAATCGCAAGCTGCCGGCGTCCCCGCAATGTTTACGCAAGCGCAGCAACAGGCATTAGGAACAACAGGAGCCTATGATCCTACAAGCGCCGCTGCGTTCATGGACCCATACCAGCAGAACGTCACGCAGGACGCTCTTGCCGAAATGCAGCGTCAGGCTGCGATTCAGCAGAACCAGTTGAGCGCACAGGCCGTTGGCGCCGGAGCTTTTGGCGGTAGCCGTGAAGGCATCGCACAGGCAGAACTAGGGCGTAATCTGGCCGACATGCAGAGTCGTCGCATCTTTGAAGATGCAAGTCGCAACTTTAACCAAGCTCAGAATGCAGCGCAGACAGCCTTTGAGAACCAGCAGCGCCGCCAGCAAGGCGTAGCGCAGCTTCTTGGTGGTCTTGGAAGCACTGTGTCTCAGGAGGCCACTCGACTAGGTGCTGGAATTGGTAGCTTGGGCAGCGCACAGGCTCAGTTGGCGGGTACGGGTCAAGGTCTTATAGGGCAGCAGGCGCAAATGTTCTCGCAACTGGGTGCTACAAACCAGACGCAAGCCCAAAGAGAACTGGACGCTGCAAGGCAGGCTGAGTTACAGCAGTCCTACGAGCCGTTCCAGCGT